TCTGCATTTATGCCTACCTGGAGGTCTCTTGTCTCGCCTTGTTGTGGAACCTCGTCGGCACAAGCAAATAAAACCAACAGGAGTGGTAGAATGTTTTTCAATTATCTCAACCTTTCTCTAATAATAGAAGCACAAAGTTCGTTTAGCCAAGGTTCACCAGAATCCTCGCACCATTCATAAGGCATTTCCCAGCAAACAGCACGAACCCTATTCACCTCAAAGCATTCCTCAGAGCAAAGTTTCTGGTGCTCTGGTGAAGGTGGGTTTTCGCACACCATAACACTCTTTGGACGTGCCCTTGGTGGTAGTTCAGTGATAAGACCACTTGGGTCGCAAGAGACAATAAGTATGAATAGCGTAGCCTTAGCAGCCACCAATAATCTTTTCATAGACTCTACGAACCTTTTTGACATATTTTGACTTCCTATAAAAGCCCTTCTTTGTAATGCACTTTACTCCAGCGTTATAATAACACAACCCCTTATCCTGATTCCCTTTTGCATAAACTCTTGTATTGTAGGATAGGATTTGTGCCCCTACTTTTATTGATGTTAGTGGATTTTTAAGTTGTTTGCAAGTGTATTTTATCTTTTTTGTTTCTTTTCCACCAGTCCAGCGTGGAATGACCTGCGTAAGACCACAGGCGTTCGCTGAACTAACAACCTCTGTACGAAAGGCAGATTCCACAAAAATAACAGCAGCAAGAAGTTCTGGCTCTATACCGTTTTTAGCTGCCTGAATTCTAATCTCGTGTTCGTATTTACAAACATTAGCACGCTGTTGGCTACCCATTTCTGGATAATGCTGCGGAAATAGGAGACAAAGAGAATAAAGAAACGCCATTAGTGCTCCATTTTATGTTTCATAAATGCGTCCACTGAGTGGGGGAAATAACGTTGCGCAACCAACAAGCATGCATGTGCTACTTGCTGGATTTCCCATTGTGCTCCCTCATGAATACGAAGAGAAACAAATTTCAACAGATTGTGCAAGGAAGTTGTGCCATAGTATTCCGTGTAAAGGTTTTGTGGCAAAACCCCTCTTGCCTGCTCTCTGCAAACACCTGCTTTCAGTAACTCCTCGAACAACTTCAGGCACTCGGCGTGATGATACTTCACCAAACTGGATGCCTGAGCAGAGACTGGAAGTCCTGACCTGTTGTAGTCAACAATTGGGTCTATCAAATCATCTGTGCTCGCTTGTCTATTGGACTCGTGCTGTTGCCTAAATTCTTTTGGTTCATAAAAGTTGATATCCACAGAAGTGTACCTTCTACTGATTTCATTGTATGCCCAAGTACGGTGTCTATGGTGCTGACTCCTAATGAAGAGCGGAACAGTAAACTTGAAAGTAAGCATGCAGTGCTCGAATGGAGAACTATGGTTGTGCTTCATCAAGTAGTTGATGAGTTTGATGTCTTTTTCGTCAACTTCTTCTTTTTCAGTTCCGAAAGAGACTCTTGCTGCATTAACAACCGACAAATCTCCACCCATATGTGAAATGTACTCAACCGCACCTATTCCATCTTCAAAGAGTTCAACTCTCATCAGGTCTCCTATAAACTCCAACTACATAGTTTTCCAGAATAAGAAAATGTGTTTTGTCTTTTAGTTTTACTTCTTCGACCATAGTCCTATCAATAACAACCTTGTTGCTTTGAACATTACCAAGTTTTAGGTGCTTGAACTGCTTATCGCAATCATCGGCAACATCTACAACACTAGCTTCAATATAGCGTGCTTCCTCTTGTTTATAATCGTCTGGAAGAAGCACACCTGTATTAGTTTCATTCTTCTGAACGTGGGGAACAATAAGAAGATGCCTGTTTGCTGGTTTTAGTCTTTCAATCTTAGAGCCCATTGATACGCCCCACTGAACGCTGACACTTGTTTACGTAATCTGCTAGAACTTCCATGTCTGTTTCTGACTTGTAAAGTCGATAAGCTTTTACAGCCAAGCGCATTTCTTCCTTTGAAAGCCACCCATTCTCATGGTAAGACTCACGAAGGTCTTTACGTTGCTCCTTGAAAGGTTCCATTGCATCTTCAATGGCAACAAAAGTTTTAATGTAGTTTGCGAGGTGTTCCTCTTTGGTTAGCAATTTATCGTCGTTAGAACTCATAATTTATCCTTTCTTGTTGAGTTGTAATATAATAATAGCTTATTTTGAATGGTTTGTCAAGGGTTTATACAAATTTAATTTCACAGGCTCCGCCGGCACAAGCCACTTCGCCCTTGAGGTCTGTATTGTCTTCTTCCTCATTGATTTGAGTAAGGTCGATTGAAGTTAGTGCAGCCATAAGTGCTTCATAGGTTTCCTTTGAACAGTCTTCAAATGGAGCTTGCTTGTAAGTGTGGTCCGAAAATGGAAGAACAGATAAGCCATTATAACTATTTCTATTTTCCCACATCCATTCTCCAACATCAGGCCATTCTGTGTCTTTTATCGAGATAGTTGCCGAGATGTTGTGAGTGTTCTGCCCCTTCACGAAGCCTGGCTTTACCCATTCGTCTGTTACAAGCTTTACACGCTTCAATAATTGAAGGGCAGACTCAGTACGAAGAATAGAACCTTCTGGTGCTTTCTGTGGGATAGAAATAACAGCAGTTGTGTGTGGACTGAAATACTCGTCCTCAATAAGTTCTGGGTGGTTCTGTAACAAATAAGAATAAATTGGCTCGTTCTTTCCAACACGAATGCGGCGAATGTAATGGTCGTTGTGCCAAGCGTGAATACCAGAAGAGGTACCAAGCGTAAGAGAAGTAGTTCCTGCCGGCTTTACGCAAGTAGTTCTTGCTGCTGGATTGATACCGAGGAGTTCTGCAACTCTTTCATTCTCTTGTCTCACGACCCTTGCTGCTTCTTTCATATCCAACTTCATAACAGCACCAGAAGCAATACCAGTCATGGATACACCAATCAGGGCATCTTTTTCTGTTGTTCTACGCCAAATATCACGAAGATAATGAAAGTCTGTATAACTTGCTTGTAGTGTGCCGATGAAGGCCCCTGCTCTTACACGCTCGTTTAGGTCTTCTTGCGAAGTAACATTAGATACGTTTACTTCCGTAAGATTACAGAACTGATAAGGTCGTAAACCAATCTCACAACAAGGGTTGGTACCCCAGTCTTTATCGTTTGAAAAATAAAAACCTGGTTCACCTGCGCCAGAAGCCTTTACTCTGTCCCAAAGGTTCATAAAATATTCTTTATCAATCTTGTGGCGGAGTAGTACAACAGAGTTATTGGCTCGACCTCGTTGTGGATTGGTTTCCCACCAGTTGCCTGTTTTAGCAGAAATCATGTCGTCATCATCTGCTGAAAATAATGAAATCAGAGCAGCCCTACGAATGCCGCCTGCCAGTACAGCGTCTGCTATATGACAAATCATATCATGTACTTCAATCGTAGTTAGCTTATCTCCGTTCTCCTTCTGCGAGAGCATTCCCTCTAGTTTGACCAAACATTCACGAAGCGGTTGTGGTCCTGGGGCTTTGCCTCCAGAAGTAACGAGAGCAGCACCTTTCGGGCGTATATCTGAAAAGTCAAAACGAAGGCGTGAACCTCCGATAAAATAAGAGCGAACAAGTGCCTTTACTGCATCTGCCCAGCCCTCAATTGAGTCATTTACGAGAAAACGACGTGTTCTGTTCATATTTGGTCGTGTAATCTCTGGTAGTTTCTCGACGTGGTGCTTTTGTACTGAGTATCCAACTCCCGTTCCGCCGAGAAGTAGAAACATTGCTTCGCCAAAACAACGCCAGTCGTCTGCTGGCATAAAAGCGCAGTTAAAAATGCGGTTTGGGGCAACTTCAATGGGCTTTCCGCCAAACTGCATTGAACGCATAGAAGGAAGAACCTTTTTGTCGTAAACTTGCTTGTAAGCCTTCCTAATTTGTAGTTCCATCTCTGGGAACTTTTTGATGTGCATGTCCATGTTTCGAGTAACTAACTCTTCCCATGTCTCCCTTCTCTTTTCGTCCTCCAAATATCTTGCGTACTTCATGTGGACTGTGATTTCTGATAAAATTTGATTCGATAATTCCATTTATTTGCTATCTCCTTTCCTAAACTCTTTATATCGTTCACGAAGATTATTCATTTTTGTTTCTTCGCTTTTTTGTATTATGTCATTTACTGTCTCGCCTGTTTTAGGCAAAACTTTTATGCAAACATTACTCGTATCCATGAAAATAGGGTAAACGAGTCCATCAGGTCCATTTCTGTTCTTCGCAACAAAGATGCGACCTTGGTTTGTGTTCTTATCTTCCACAGTTCTCGACACTGTAAAGATAAAATCTGCTACAAAGCATTTATTGAACGCTTCGGAGATTGATTCCATGGTAATCACCTCAGCGTTTATTCCAGATCTGTTGGTTTGCGATGCAGTCCAGACGGGACATTCGCATATTTGAGCTATTCCTCTAAGCTCTTCGTAAATAGTTTCGAGTTGATGTCTTTTCTCATCTTTTCGGCTATTTTCTGGCTTGATTAGGTCTCCGTAGTCCACAATGATCATATCTGGGACGAAATCTCGGCGTTTTAGCTTCTCAATGTGATTTTTGATTGTTTGGATACTGGCGCTTCTTGTGGGGTATTCTTTGATGATTAGTTTACCACCAATCTCCCTAATCTCGTCGTAAATCTTTTCTTTAAAAACAGCTAGATTTTTAAGCTCAACACCAGTAATAGCAGCATCATAACGACCACCCACCACAGTATCTGCAAGCTCAAGAGTGTAATGAAGAACATTTTTGCCAGCCTTGACTGCTTGTGCTCCAAGATGCACAAGTACCATAGACTTACCTGCTCCAGTGGGCGCAACCACAACACCAAGCTCGCCTTTGCCAAGACCACCTTTAGAAATCTCATCAATATCCCTCCAACCAGTCGTGACTGGATCTCTGGCTTTCTTCACAAAGCGAGCTTCAAAGTCCGCTAGGTAATCGTAACCAAGCGTGTTATCTGAACCCAATTTGAGTGCGTTATCTATAACCTTTGATACTTCGTCAAATGATGATGACTTAATTAGTTCTACTGATTTGATGAGTGCTTCTTTGAGCTTTTGCTTTTTACAGAAATCAAGGGCAGTGTCCTTAATAAAGTCTGCGCCTTGTGGAGTCTCCCCATTAGCCAAGACACGAGCGTAGTATTCACGGATTCGTGTTTTGACTGATTCTGGTTCACCATCCAGACCTGTTCGAATGATGGACAGCATGATATTAGATGTGGGGTGGACTCCATACTTTTTTCTGTATTCCTCTATTTTGCTTACAAACACTCTCAGGTGTTTCAGTTCCAAAAAGTTTAGATCCAAAACCTCAAACATTTGGTCTGCGAATGTCCTGTCGTTCAAGACAAGATGACACAGATCTTCCTGAAAGGTTTTTCCAAACTTGGAAAAGCTTTTCTTCTCTTGTTCCATTACTCTCCCTTTGTATTTATATTATAATACCACGTTTTATTGGGAAAAGGAAGTGATAATATGGTTAAATCTTTGTTCCAAATCTGTGGTGGTCACAGTGAGAACTCCATCTTGGAGCATTAGTTTTCTTACTTCCGTTTGATTGTAGTGGGGCTGATATTCTTCAAATGTATTGTCGATCCCTTGTTTAGCTTGTATTGAAAGCATGGGCGAAGATAGCTGCATAATGTCATAATTGTTTTTTATTAACTCCTTGTGTTCTTTGATGTTGGAAAATAATTTTTGTTTATTCTCTGGCTTCTCGCATTCAGCGAGTACGTCATCTAAATAGTATGTTTTTTCCTCTTTGAGAAAAGAAAATCGTTTTGCTATTGTTTCCATACCCACTCTTGGTACTCCTGGCAAGTTATCAGAGGAGTCTCCAACGATAGCTCTGGCAAGAGCAAAGTTCGTTGGGTGAATACCAAACTTTTCCACAACATTCTTTTTGTTGAGATACTCTTTTTGAATCGGGCGATGAAGAATAGTCTTATCATCTAGCAGTTGGATGAAATCCTTATCCGCTGATACAATAACTTTTTGCCACTCTGCAAACATAGGCGTATTCTTTACATAAGAAATAACATCGTCAGCTTCAACAAGTGGTTCCATAAACTGAATAACTGGTGTTTGGTTGAAATACTCGATAACACGCATTTGTTGCCAAACTTTGTTATCAGTTACTTCTTCTTCCACCATACCTACCTGAGACCAGTTAGTTCTAGGTGGCTTGCGACCTCCCTTGTAGTCTTTATTCATTGAACGTCGTTTTTTGCTTCCGCCTTTACCATCCCACACCAAAACAATCAAGTCAGGTTTGACCTCTCTTGTCAGCTTGTTTAGGATGTTGATAAAAGTGCGAATACCACCGATAGGAGACCCGTTTGGGTTTTTACTCGGATCTACAATGTATCCACGGATAAACTGGTTGTAAGCGTCTACTATCATCGCTCTTTTCATAACTTTTCTCCTCAAATAAAAAAGCCCGGCACAAAGGCCGGGCTGGGTTGATTATTCCTCAGACGGGGTTTCGTCTGGATCGTAAAAATCAGCAGCATTGCCTTCTCTATTACTGAACTTCATAATAACATCTTCGTCCATAATTGTCAAGACACTTTCTCTGAATTTTTCATCCTGAAGTTTGTCTACCCACTGCTTGCGCTGGAACTTTTCTTTGGACCCGTCATTTTGAACCAAAGTGAACCAAGCACCAGACTGCTCTAATCGCTCAGAGATCTGGATAGCGTCAAACCAACTTTCTTCATCTTGGACACCGACCGATTCGTCACCCCAAAGGATTTTGAAGTTGCAAGTGCGACCTGCTGTACCAAAGCGAGACTTCTCTAACTTAACCTTTACCTCTGAACCGATACGGAATCCGTTATCGTCATTGATAAAGCTTGCCTTTGCTCTCCTGCCAGTAAGCCAGATACGAAGAGAGTAAGAGTAAGGGAGTGCCTTACCGCCAGGAGTTACATAAGGCTCCGTTAAAGCTGCTGCTGGTGTTTTTGCTCCCAAGTTAGTTTTCAACTGGTTGAGAACCAACAAAGTAGCATCTGCATCAGCAATAGGAACAATCAACTTTGACATACCCTTAGCCAAAATTCTAGGCTTTACAGCCATAGAAGATTGAGGGTTGAAGTCTCCTTCGATGTCCGAAATCGAAGGTGTTAGAGCCAACGAGTCCCAAATAAACAACCACTTATTACCAGTTGCTAAAAGTTCTT